TTTGTGTCAACGAGACACGTGTTAAAAGCAGGCTGTGGCAGGCCACGCACGCAAACGGCCAAGGGGAATAGATTCCTTCCCACCCCCTATTTGCAGGCGTTTTCATCGCTTTCCCTTTCTTTTCGCCTTCTTCGTCGGTTTCTTCGCCGCGTCGAGCTGCGCTTCCGTCCGTTCGTATTCGCCGGTCCATGCGCCCAGGGCGTCAGGGGTGAACTGCTCACGCATGAGCTTGGCCCGCTTGTGGATCGCTTGCTTGCTCACGTCATACATGCGGGCGATGTCAGGCGCGGGCAGACAGCCGGGTAGGTCGAGCGCCCATCTGACGAGCTCGACGTGCCGACGCACGCTATACTCATCGGTCATAGCCAGGGCATCTATGAAGGCCTTGAGCATTGCGCCGACGTGTTCCCTACTGATGAACGAATCCGTCTCCACGCGCTGCTCTTGCTCGGTCGAGTTCCAGATACGGCGCCAAGGTTGGACCTCGCAGACGCGGCGGGGCTGGACCATCTCGCGGTAAGGGAGCACGCCCGCCTCCCGCATCTTGTCCTGCGTGGCCTTAGGCAGGGAGAAGTACCAGGCATCGAACGACCGGGCATCCTTATGAGGAGCCTCAAGGTCGTGCAGTTGTTTCGCCATTACGGTTTAGGTTGCCCATCTTCTCTCGGTATCAAGGTGCAAAGGTTCACCCAAGTATTCCTCCTTGGGATATATTCAATGAGTCCGAGAAGCCTAAGCCGGCGGATCAGGGAGTCTCGGCGCTTGCGGCGTTTCTTACCCTTGCGGGTATAAGGGATGTCCAGGAGCAGGGCGTCGAGCTGCGCGGGTGTCAGGGTTGCCGGCCAATCTCTTACGGTCTCAAGGAGGTAGGTCTTAGCCTTGTCTCTGATTTCGGTGGCCTCAGCGGTCGCCTTGACGCGGCCTTTCTCCATGGTCTTGTGCTTGTGCTTCCAGAGCCACTTGCGCCGCTCGGATATCTTGCGCCTGAGGGCGAGGTAGGCCCGTTGCTTGTCGGTCAGTATCCGGGGCATGGGGCGTTAACTCGGGAAGGTGCGGCCTGAATATTATTTATCTTCCCCCGTGCGCCAGCATAGGGGGTAGAAGTATAAATAACTACCCTAGGGTAGACGGAGTTGCATACCCTAGCGACGAGGTCATGATTAGAGGGCTGAGGGGTCATTTAGGGCGGTCAGGGGTGTCCTACCCCTCAGACGTAGTCAGGACGGCTCCTAGGCCCCTTGGCGGGGCTGGAATCGGTACGCTTGGGGGCGGGGTCGGAGCCAGCGGTCGGGGCGTACTCCCAGCGTAGCACCTTGGCCTCGGGAGAGTGTTGGAGGTAGACGAAGCCGGACTTGGCCCAGTTGCCGTCCATGTCCTGAAGGCCGCAGCGCGAGGCCCGCTTGGAGAAGCCGAACTTGTACCGGGCGGGCTCGCCCTTGGTACGATACAAAAACCCCGCGTCTCGACTGTAATTCACCCACTCTGCGCTCCCCGCTCCTAGGTATGCGAGCTGAGAGGGCGTCATGGTGTCCAGGTCATCGGCCGACTTGGGCTTCGTGGTGTGGTGCATGTAGATCATGGCGCACTTGGTTCGCTTCAGGACAGGGTCGACTTGCGTGCGTAGCCAATCGGTGGTCAGGGACTGGTCGGCGATGTCGAAGCCTGCGTAGGCGAGCAGCGGGTCAATCCATACGACCTCGGCCTGATGGCGGACGATAAGGCTCTCAAGGAAATCTGGGAAGGCCGTGCCGATGTGTTTGGTGTCGCGGACAATGGCGATGTTCTCCTTTAGCCTGGTCTTCTCGGTGTCGGTCATCTTGCACGTCGAGCCCTGCCATGCTTCGGCGATGTCGCCGCCGTCGTTCTCAGCTTGGAGGATGAGCGTCCTGAGCGGGCGGACGGGAGTCAGGCCGAAGACGGATTGGCCCAAGGCCCATGACGTCGCGATCTGCATCATCAGGGAGGACTTACCCGTGCCGGAGAAGCCGACGATGGATACCGCGTAACCTTGGCATAGCCAGCGGCGGGCCTTGCCGACGAGCACGGTCTGGTCTTCAAGCGGGTTGAAGGCGTCGAGGGCGTCGAGGTCGAACCATTCGCCGGTGTCCTTCTCGCGCTTGGAGGCCTTGCGCTGTTCGGCGAGGCGGGCATAGTGGTCGAGCAGGGCGTCTGGGTTAGTCGCCCGTGCGGCGATGTCGGAGGCCTGACGGAGAAGGGCGGCGTTCGTGATCAGGTCGACATGTTCCTGCCGATAGGTCGATGAGCCTGAGTCACTGACCAGGAGCGAGACGGTGCCGGCCTCGACCGGCGACTTCATCTCGCGCAGCTTCTGCGTGGCCGTCAGTTCGTCAGCCGTGATGCCGTCGACGGCGAGCGAGAGGATGGCCCCGACGATGTCTTGGTGGGCGGGCTCGAAGAAGTCGGAGGCCTTGAGGTCGGGCGGGAAGGGGAGGGCTTCGCGTAGGAGGACGCCGATAAGGTGGCGTTCCGCGGCGACGTTATTCGTCGGGATCATGATAGGAGAGGCATAGGGAGGGAGGTGGGGTTTGCCGATGTGCGTCGGCTTGGTCAAATGTTTTACCGCTTGGCGATTGGCGGGCCGTAGTGGTCCACGGCGCGGAGTCGGTTGCTCTTGCCGATGAGGACGCGGTAGCGGACCTTGACCAGGGCGCCGATGGACATGGCCTTCTTGATGTAGATGCTGGCGGTGTGGCCGGCCTTGAGTTTCCACTTGGCCGCCCACTGATCGCGGGTGAGGTAACCCTTGGGGGGCTTCACGGCGCTGCGGTTAATCTCGGCCATGACGGCGAGGAGGACCGGGTCGTTGCCTACGCGGGTGTAGAGCATCTTCTTGCGGGACTTGGGCATGAGTTTAAGGCGTGAAGGTCTTGAGGTCTTTCGTCCAAATCCATTGACTGCCCATCTTGTGGACGAGCCATGCCTTGTAGTCTCCGCCGGCGGTGACGAAGCCCGCGACAAAGCCGGAGCCCCATCGTGCAGTCGCCAGTCTCTGAGCGCTATAGGTCATCTCATCTTTACGGCATAGGCATCCAGCTGAGAAGGCGTTGCCGCCCCCGTGCTTGGTCAGGGCGATGCTGGCGAGGTTGTGGGTATGGCCGTGGATGAGGGCTCCGCCGTAAGGGGCGTAGTGGAGGCCTTGGAGAACGGTGGCGTTGGCGCCGTGGGCGTAGCCATGCACCATCGTCACAGCCCCCAGACGGAAGACGCCTTTGTCGGCGTGGTATGGCAGGATGGTCTTGGCGCCGCATTTACGGGCGTGGGCGTTGATGTGGTCCTTCACGCCTTGGCAGTAGTCGCGGACGAGGGCGGAGCCTGAGCCCTGGGCGGCGTCGAGGCGGTGCTCGTGATTACCCCAGAGCCAGACGTTAGGCCGCCAGCGGGTGAAGAAGTCCTTGCCCTCCTCGATGTCAGCCTGGAGCGACTCAGCGCCTTCCTTGTCCGTGCCTACGCCCTTGCGGAGGGAGCGGAAGTCGTAGTGGTCGCCGCCGGCGATCTTGAGGACGCTGCTTCCGCCGAAGTCCTTGGTGAACTCGTAGAGAGCGGCCAAGGCCTCCGGGTCGGCCATGTCGCCGTGCGAGTCGGACGCGTAGATGAACTTGGTCAGCTTGCTCATTTGGTCAGGTGCGGGATAGGTTCGCCTTTGTCATAGGCCGCGAGCATCTCGTCGCGGTGACGGCGGGCGGTCTCGAGGTCTTTGCCCAGGTTATGGACGATGTCGGTCTTGCGCCGGCGGATGCGCAGCCACCAGCAGTCGCCCTGCTTCTGGAGGTGGTGGTTCGGGTTGTCGGTCTTGATGTAGGCTGGCTGGTCCTTTCGCCCGGTGCGGGTATACTTGGGACAGGCTAGGAGGAAGGCCACGCGCTCGGCGGAAATGCCGATGCCCTTGGCCCATGCAATGGTCTCCTCCATGGACATGGGCTCTTCCACGATCAGAGATTCCACGTCTTGGCCAGATGACGCCCTTCGGCGAGGATGCACTGGCGGGAGTTAGGCGCGAAGACGAACTCCTGGTCGAAGGAATGGAACTGCTTAATCTCGCAGATGCTGTCGAGTTCCTCGTCGTTCGCGGGGCCGACGCCGGCGGTGGCGACGTAGACGGTGCGGACCTTCCAGCCGAGGTTCCAGAGGATGGACTGGGAGACCCGCAGCTCGTTGATATAGCGCCAGTCGGAAACGACGACCGTCTCGGGGGCGACCTCATCGGGGCCCATCTGGATCGGGACGAAGTGGGCGAGGTTCTCGGCGAAGACGTCCGGGTTCATTGACCGGGCGAACTTGCCCATGGTGACGAGGAGATCGCGGTGCTTCACCTTGAAGGCCTCGTTATGGAAATCGCCTTCCAGATTAAGGGACCATAGGAAGTCGTTCGCGGCGTCCTTGAGGTGGGCAGAGAAGGACGTCTTGCGTGACGGGCGGCGGGACCATTCAAGGATGCCTTCCGCGAGGGTGTCCTTCCCGGCCCTTGCGAACCCGCTCACCAGAACTAAAGTCGGGGCGGACATGGGTTCCATTAGGCGGCGGCCTCGTTAGTCTTGCGCAAGGCCTTGGCGATGCGGGCGGCGATGCGGGTCTGTCGCCCGGACATCTTCACCTTGCGCCTGACGCGGCGCAGTTTGATGTCAGGGTTTTTCAGCAGGGCCTCGACGAGGGCTTCCCGCAGCTTGAGATGGTTGTCCATCAGAAGGGCGGGTTGTCAGGGGTGGGCTCGGCGACCGTGGGCTTCTGGGAGCCGC